AAACTTTCGTAGATTCTCATTGCTCGGATACCGATATGCGGTTCTTACCTTCTCAAAAAGAGATTTTGGTTACCCTTATAGAGTCGGCTTCTGACAAAAAAATAATTAAATTTACCATCGATGAAAAAGAAGTTGAACTCTCTCAAAGGGAACTTCTGGAAAAATTTATTGAACTCCAACCGAACTTTTCCGATTCCATTTTTACTGAATTAAGCAAAGGTGGAGAGGAAGAGGAAGAAGGCGAAGATAAATTAACTCCAGAAGAAAAGAAAGTCCAGAAGTACATGGATGAGCATAAAGATATAAGTTACCGTGATGCGGTCTTAGCTGTTCTTTCATCTACTGAAGAGTCTAAAAAGAAAAAATAATTAAATTAAAAACTAAAAAAAGAGGTGTTAAATAATGTCTCAAGATGCCGGTGTTTTAGATTTAACTTTTAAAGCTGGTGAGGCCTTAACCAATTATCAATATCACTTTGTAAAACTTGATGGGACTAGTGGTATTGTCCATTGTAGTGCTGCTAAGGAGCTTTCTATCGGAATTTTACAGAATGCTCCTGCAGATAAAAGGGCTGCCAGAATAAGATTATTGGGTACAAGTAAATTAGTTATGGGCGCAACCTGTAATGAAATGGCACTCATAACTCCCACCGATGACGGACATGGAGCCGTAGCAATCGCAGATAAGGATCATGTCGGAGCAATAGCTCTGGAAGCTGCCGGTGCTATAGATGAAATAATAGAAGTTTTAATTACCAAATTGCATCTTAAAGTCGGTGCTTAATAAATAATTAATAAAAGAATCGAGGTGAAATTAAATGCCAGAACTGGAAAATGTTCGTATTGACAAAGTATTGACTAATATTTCCATACAATACCGTAATGCGGCTTATGTGGGAACACAATTAATGCCGATTGTACCGGTAAAGAAGAAATCGGATATATATTATATATATGATTCTAAGGCTGATCGGTTTAGGGTTCCCCTTACTTTAAGGGCCCCGAAGACTGAATCAAGGACCGTAGATTGGAAAGTAGACACTGATAGCTATGTCTGCGATGAGCATGCCTTAAATGATCTAATTGATGATATAGAGAGAGATAATGTCGACAAACCCCTAAATCTTGAATTAGATACCGTAGAATTTTTGACCGATATCGTTACTTTAGGTTTAGAGATGAGGATCAAAGATATATTAACAGCAGAGGCAAACTTACCGGCCAATACTCCCGCTATTAAATGGGATATTTGGGATCAAGCAAGCCCTGAGTTAGACTCTGATCCTATAGGAGATATTGAAACCGGGAAGGCTGCTATACATGCAGTAATCTTTAGAGAACCGAATGTATTGCTATTAGGAAAGGCTGTTTATGATAAGCTAAAACACCATCCTAAGATTATAAATCTGATTAAATATAGTCAAAAAGGCGTAGTCACTACTGATCTTATGGCCAGTCTGTTTGGAATAGAAAAAGTGATAGTAGGTGAGGCTGGTTATAATTCAGCCAAAGAAGGCAAGACTGCGGTTTTAAAATATCTCTGGGGTAATAATGCCATATTGGCTTACGTAGAACCTAGACCAGGAATAAAGAAATTCTCTTTAGGTTATACCTTCCAGTCTCAGAAATTTCAAACCAGAAGGGCAAGAATAGAGATAAAACATAGTGATTGGTTTGAAGTGGGCGATATAGAAACCGAAAAAATAATTTGTAAGGCTTGCGGATATAGAATAGAACCGGCAATAACTGAAGCCTAATAAATAAAATTAGAGGGAGAGGATTATGTTCTCTCCCTCTAATAATAAGGGAGATTTAGATGTCTTTTTGTAATGATATTGACGTATTGACTAACCTAAATATGTCAGCAACCGATGTTCCTTCTTTATTATTGGCCAAAGCTATTGTTAAATCTAATGCAGAGATAAGAGCGGCTTTTTCGTCTGATCTGTTGGCTGCTTTAGATGTCTTTGGTGAAAAGGATGAGTCAATAACTACCGCGGAAGTCAATATTGATGAAGATAAAATTACCTTAGATATCGATATTCCTACCGGAGCAAGGATTCAATTTAATGCTGGAAGCGGTGAAACTGATGAATTGCCTAGTCCTTTAGTGGCGGGCATTGTATATTATGCCATACGTGTAGATTCTACTCATATAAAAGTGGCCGATAGGAAAGACGAAGCCATGGCTGGGATTCAAATAGACATAACTGACCAGGGAATAGGGACTCATACAATCAAACGATTATTCCCGGCTATTATAGAATCTTTGGCTGAAGATATTGCCTCTTATTATGTGATGAGAGGGTTATATTCAGGGAAAATGCCGAGTACCAACGAATGGATTGACCGGTACAAAGAGGCAAAAAATCTCCTTGAAAAAATTGCCGAAGGTACTCTACAGATTGAAGGTATTACCTTAAAAGTGGGGGCAATTCAATCTTCTACTAAAGACTATAAAAGGACCTTTGATGAGAGAGATGAGACTAATTGGAAAACTGATCCTAATAAGTTAGAGGATTTAGCTAATGACTAATGGAGCATTAATCAGTTATGAGATTAAAAACGATGAAAAGGTGAAAGCTCTATTAAAAAAAGCCGGAGATAAGGCTAAGGATCTTAAAGTTCCTTTAAAGCGGTGCGGTATTTTAATGCTTTCTTCTATCGATAAAAATTTTAGAGCAGAAGGCAGGCCCAAAAGGTGGGCTCCACTTTCACCGATGACTATAGCCATGCGGAGAAAGAAAGGAAAAGGAGCTAAGATTCTGCAGGATACCGGAAAAGGCAAAGGGTCTATTGTTTATAAAGTAGTTTCTAACCAGAAAGTACAGATCGGAACTGGCCTTGATTATATGAGAATACACCAGGAAGGCGGTTCGATTAAAATACCGGCCAGGGATATCTACCCGGTAAAAGCTAAGGCTCTGCATTGGGTCGATTCTAAGAGTGGGGAAGATGTTTTTGCAATGCACGTTCACCAGGATGAAAGGACTGCCAAGATACCGCAAAGGAAATTTTTACTTTTTCAGGAAGATGATAAGAAGAATATAGTTAATATCTTTACTGAATATTTAGAGGAGATAACCAGGTGAAATTAGAGGATATCTGGGATAAGGTTAAAAAGATTTTAGAAGAGGATCCTGTTTTAAGCGATTATAATAAAATCGTCTATTCCGGGACTAGGGATAATATACCGGTTAATAATTTTCCCTGTATTATCATGGAGCCTACCAATGCACCGGAAGAGGCGGTAACCATGCCCCATAATACGGAGATAAATTTCACCGTCACTATCTGGGCTTACGTGAAGATCTTTGATGTGGATAAGCAGATAGTCGGGGATGATGCCACCAAAGGGATACTTGATGTTAATTTCGATATTAAAAAAGCCCTGGGAGCTCATATAGATCTGGACGGGAAATGTCTATATTTTAGCTTTCCGAATACCAGATTTGATTTTGACTCTTATCCGTTCAGGGGGGTAGGAATTGATATGCAGATAACTTTAAGGCAGAGCTTTGTAACTAGGGAATAAAAAGGAAGGTGATCTCATGATATTAAAATATAACCGGAAAGATGAGTTGGAGATAGCTGGATTCGGGCTTTTTAAGCCTGGCCAGTTTGTGGTAACCGATGACGGATTGAAGGCAAAAAAATATCTGGATTCTGGCTATTTCGATTTAGTTAAAGAAAAAAAGAGGAAAGTAAAACCTAAAAAATCTAAAAAGAAAGGAGTCGATAAATAATGCCACAAGGAAATAGAGGACACATTGGAATTAGGAAAGAGACTACCACATTAGGTTGGGGAGTACGAGACGGGACAGGAAATAATAATGTATTCTTACCGTTTGTATCCGAGACCCTGACCGCAAACATCGAAGAGGTATTAAGTGCCATACAAAGAGGGGAACGTGATGAGCCTAAATCTTATCATGGACAAAGGGATTTTGCTGGAGATGTCGTAGTAGAGGTGCATCCCCACAGTTTCGGCCATATCCTGAGAAGTGCTATCAATAAACCTAACCCTTCCGGAGAATTTGCAAGCTCGAAAATAACTGTAATAGCTGATTGTGAAACGAAGTGGGAACATGATGATGCAGTAATAACCAGTTTAGATCCCAATGAGAAAAGGAAAGGTAAAAATTCATGCAAGATACAGGTTAGTGAGGGTGCACTTGCAGTACCTACAGTCTTAGCTTCACAGGAATTTGCCGATAGTCTGCTAACCACTTCTCATTACAAGTTTTGGTTAAGATGTAGCATACCACTTGCCGAGAATGATGTGAAATTTAGGGTCAGTGATCAACCGCTTGGCGCAGATACAGGAGCTGAAGATACTGTAACTATCCCAGAGATGCCTACAGCTTATAAATGGTATGAGCATAGAATTGCAAAAGGTGATGTGGGTGATCTGGGAGCTGCAATTAGCTGTGCATTGGTACAGTTTGTTGATAAAGGTGAGATGACGTTATGGATAGATGATGTCAGGATAGTAGAGACCGGGGCTCCTGCTGCCACTTCAGCAATAGAACACGTATTTACTCCAATAAAGACTCGCACAGAGGAATTCCATCCTGACTGTCCATTAAGACCTTATACTTTGGAAGTCTATAAGGATGATGGCGGAGATGCTTTCCAGTTTTTGGGTGCAGTAGTAAACAAACTAAGTTTATCCTTCTCTACTACTGATAAGATATTGAAGGCTACTTTAGGAATTATAGCTAAGGATTTAGGTAAGATAACACCGACTTTGCCAGGGCTTGAACCTACCAATCCGTTTTTGTGGAGTGATGCGAGAATCTTCATGGCCAATAAAGACGCAGTAGTGGATATAGAGGAGGTTACCAACCGTTGTAACGACCTGGAGAGTTTTAAGGTAGACTTCGACAATAACTGCATAGCCAAGTTTGCGCTTAACAATACTGCCATAGCCCGCAAGTTTATCTTTAATGGCTATGTGGCCATACCGGTTAATTTTGTAGTCGACTTTATAAGTCGGACCGAGTTTGACCATTTCATAGACGGAACAGAACGGCAGTTTATAATTGTGCTCGATGGCGATGTTATTAAACCCGATAATGGAGAGCTTACTTTTAAATTCAGACTACGAATTGATTTGCCTTTGGTTAGATACACCGCTTATCCTATTAATACAGGTGGACCGGGAAGGTTGTCAGCTGCAGTCGTAGGAAAAGCTAAGTATAGCAGCCATGACGATTGGCTGTATTCTATCAGATATACGATATGGAACAAACAACAAGCTACCGAGTACGCTTAATATTCAATATCGAAAGTTAAAAAAGATGGTTGAGGTATCCCTAAGGGTAAGGTAAAATTTCGTTAATAAGGGGATAAATTTTAGCGATTTAGGGGTATTCTGGTAGAATTATCTAATAATGATAAGAAGGGAGAATTATGTCTAAAAATAAAAAAGATTCTAAAATAGACGAAAGTAAACTTGAAGGACTAAAAGTTATTGGTGGGAAAGATGGTTATAATCCGGCCAAAGAAAAGGAAGTCGAAGAAGAAATCTTTACTTCCCCGGTTAAAATAGGAGATAAAGAGTATATAATCAAACCTCTTTCTATGCTGGATATCAGGAAATTGAGCATAGAGAGAAGGAATATAAAGAAAGATGATGAGACTGCAACTTATGATTATACTTTTTATACCTTATTGACTGTAATTAAGAAATGGAATCCAGAGACGAAAGATATATCTGTAGAAGAGTTTGAAGAGATGATCGGTGCTGACGAATTTATAAGAGTACAAGCTGCAATAATTCAATTGGCCGGGTTAAAAAAATATTTCGGGCTGGGGGGTTCCAGGTAATATTTAGAGTTTTATCCTTTGCCTATAATTATGGGTATGAGGATATCCTGGCGATTCCCCCTGATGATTTAGACTGGATAATGAAAGATGCCCTTGAAGTCTATGAGTTAAAAATGACTTTTTATAAGGCATTTTCGGCTTTTATGGGGGTGGAAAAATAGATTGGCTGATATACTGATCAACATTTTAGGTAATGCTTCAAAATTAAGAGGTGAATTAGATAAAGCTGGTAAAAATGTAACCAGCTTTTCTGATAAAATAGGCAAGATAGGCAAGGTTGCTGCTGTTGCCGGGGTTGCGATAACCGCTGCTTTTACTACCGTTGTCTTAAAAACTGCTGCAGTCGGTGACCAATTCGATAAAATGGCTCTTAGAACCGGGGTTGCGGTAGAGGATTTATCTTCTCTGGCCTATGCTACCGATATATGTGGATCTAATATAGGCACCATGGAGAAAGGTTTAAAAGCCCTGACCAAAGTAATGGATGACGCTTCAAGGGGCATAGGAGAAGGACTGGATGCCTTCCGAGAGCTGGATATAGCTATTACCGATACTGATGGCAATTTAAGATCCACCGTTGACGTATTAAAAGAAGCAGCCACTAAAATATCTGCAATTGAAGATCCTACCAAACAGGCAGCCTATGCTATGGATTTATTCGGATCAAGGGCAGGCCCACAGTTATTGCCTCTGCTTAAAATGGGTGGAGCAGGCATCGAAGAATTAATGAAGAAAGCTGAGGAACTGGGTATAACTATTACTACCGAAGCAGCCACCGCAGCAGCCGATTTTACCGATAGGATGACCGAGTTAAAGGGCTCTTTTGCTAGTGTAGGAAGGATGATTGGAGATACCCTGATCCCTGCTATCACTCCCCTAATAGAAAAAGCCACTGAAATAGTAGTCAAGATTGTTAACTGGACCAAAGAAAACGCTGAATTAACCGAAAAGATATTCAAATGGGCTGCTGGCTTAGGGGTAGCTCTAATGTTTCTTGGGCCATTGGCGATGATATTACCGAGCATTATAGTAGGAGTTGGATTATTGTCGCATGCCTTCCTGCCTTTTCTGGTCGGCGGACTTATTATCACTGGTTTAGTCAAGTTAAACAGTCTGCTTGACGATATGAATGAGAAGGTTTATAAGGCGCAGATGAACTTTGACAATATATCCGTAGCAGAAATAGATGCAGAGATTGAATCACTTGCACAGGAGATTAAAAGTCTTAAAGAGCAAATAGAAATAAATAAAGAATTACCATTATTTACTTCTATACAACATGGCTCACTTATCGATATGCAAAATTCAATAATGAATCTCGAAATGAAAATGGGTCTATTAATCGAGAAGAGAGCAGAATTAAAACATCTTGAAGAGACCGGAGTAGAGCTGACTTATGATGAAATAAAAGCCCGGGAGGAACTTGACAAGAAAATTAAAGAAGAATCGGAAAGGATTAAGGCTTTAATAGAAGAACAAACAGAGGAGATTAAGAGTCAATTCGGATTATTAGAGGGTAGTGAAAAACTATCCGGTAAGATGAAGATATTGACTGCTGAATATGAGCTTAGTAATAAAACCAAAGAAGATACAAATAAATATTACCAGGGCATGTTAGAACTTTCTGAGGAATTGGTAAAAGAATTAGAAGCAGAAATAAAGAAAACTAAAGAGGGGACTAAAGAACGAGATGAGGCAATTCTTAAACTCCGGGCACAAGAAAAGGTTACTAAAGATTTGAAAGAGGCAATAGAAGAACTAAACAAGGTACAAGATCTCCAATTAACCGGGCTTGAATTGACCAGGGCTAAAATGGAGTTACTGGAACTAAGATATAGTGAGATTGAAAAAAATGCTGGATACTATAAAGAAAAGTTACAGTTATTAAGAGAAGAGCATGAATTCCTGGCAGAGAAATTAGACAAAGTCATCAAAAAGTACGGAGAAGGCACAGAAGAATATTACAAGGCTTTAGCAGCTATAGTCGCTATTGAGAATGAGATGAAAAGATGGTGGAAGGAGATAGATAAGGGAACGGAGACAGTCGATGAATTTGCTCAATCTTTTGCTGACAAGATGTTAAAAATGAAAGTAGCGACAGAAGGTTTTAAGCCACCCGATATAGATCCCTGGAAGGAATTTTTTGATGGTATAAAAGACAGATACAGCGATACGATTGGTACTATTCAAACCGGGATATTGAATTTTGTATCTACTGCTGAAAATGCTCTCGGAGATGCTTTTTATAATATTCTTTCTGGGGCTGAGTCTTTTGGGGATTCTATGAGGGGACTTTTTGAAAGTATAGTAGATGCTGTTATTAGGGAGTTAGCTCGACTTGCAGCCTTTTATGTATTCAAATGGATTTTTAAGATACCATTCCTTAAAGGTGGCGGTGGAGTTGGCTATCAATTTGGTGGTGAGGTAAAAAAGTTTCAAATAGGTGGCGGAACTGATAGTGTTCTTGCTGCAGTAACTCCCGGCGAGTATATAATTGATAAACCCATGACCGATTTTATCAAGAAATTTAGGATGTTCCCCTCCAATTTAATTGAGGCTATTGCCGGGGGATTTCCTACTCCTGCCCCTGCTGCTTTTGCTACTGGGGGGCCAGTGGGAACTCCGAATATTACCGCTTCAGGTTTTGGAGAGACTAAAATATATATCGATATTCACGATAATAGAATTGCCAGTGATATCGATGTTAAGGGAATGGCAATGACTATTGGTGAAGAAGTCTTACGAAGGATAGAGATGAGGAGAAGGCACTAATGGCAGGTATAAGTGTTAAAATAGGCGGAAATGATGTTACTCAATATGTGGATGCCCGGACCCTTAAAATAAGGGATGAATTAACCAGCAAAGTTAATTCTGCTTCCTTTGTTTTTATCTGTAATGACATAGCGGTTGCCCCTAAAACTGGTGAAGAAGTTTTAATCGTGGAAGGGACTAAAAAATTATTTTCAGGTAGGATCTTATCAAAAAAAGGGAGTTTTTTGCCCCCTAATCTCTTAAAGTATCCGGTTGAATGTATAGATCACACTAGAGATTTGAATAAGAAGTTAGTAGCAGAATCCTATGTAAATCAATTAGCGGGGAATATCATAAAAGATATTATTTATAGATATACTGGATATATTGGCCTTCCATCTTGGATATCTCCGACTGGGTTTAATGATCCCAGTAGTAAATGGAAAAATGAAACAGAAGCTTATGATAATAATACATTAACTTACTCTGAGCTTACGGATGGTGTACCTGCTCAAAGTTGGAGTTCTTTTCTTGAACTTACTCATTCATCTATAAGTTGTACCAAAATTCGTTTTTGGTCTTATTTTGATGATTTATATAATATGGATATTGATATAGATATTTACTATAGTGGTGCGTGGCACGACTTATATGAAGGTACATATGCACCGCAAGAATGGGTTGAAAAATCATTTGGTTCTATAATAACAATTACTAAAATGAGATTTCGTTTTTATAATTACAGAGAGATAGCAGTATATCCAGATTTGAATGAAGCAGATTTTTACGAAATGCCCCCCCGCGACAGTTACCACTAATAATGTCAGCGGTGGCCCTACTATAAGTGAAATAACCTT